TGAATCCTTTCTTGGCAATGAATTATATTATAAGATCTGGACCACCAGCTTTCTAACAGAGTAAAACATGGCATATCAAATAAACAAAACTGACGGCACAATTGTAGCAACTGTAGCAGACGGCCAGATCGACGATCTTTCCACTGATATCACTCTTATAGGAAAGAATTTCAGCGGTTTCGGCGAAGCATTTAACGAGAATCTTATTAAATTGCTAGAGCATTTTTCTAGTAATACAGCCCCCATACACCCCATTAAAGGTCAAATATGGTTTGACGCTAGCCAGTCAAAATTAAAAGTTTACAACGGTATTACTTTTGTTCCGGTAAGTTCGGCTACGGTATCGAGCTCCCAACCAAGCACACTGGCCACCGGTGACCTTTGGTATGACGATATCGGAAAACAACTATACTTTTTTGATGGGGTTACAGCGGTGTTACTTGCACCGGCGTATAGTAGTGTGCAAGGTCTTAGCGGACTGAGAGTAGATACTATTTTAGATACACTAAATCAAACTAGGGTAGTAACTAGTCTTTATAATAATGGTGTGTTACTGGGAATTTTTTCCAAAGACAGTTTTACACCCAAAGTAGGAATCATAGGATTTAATGGCAATATAGAACCTGGTTTCAATGCAGGCACATTATCTAATTTTAAAATACGTGCGACTTGTATAAACAGCGATAGTTTAGGCGGAGCTCCGGCAACCACCTATGTTAGAACTGACACTTCTAATAGCATAAATGGGCAACTGCAGATTACTAGTGATTTAGGTATCACAGTAGGTTCAGCAGGCCAGGCAAATCTATTTGTTAGTGCAGGAGATGTATTGATAAGCAATGCTGCAACTGATAGGAATATTCAGTTGAGTGTTCGAAAGGGTATTACACAAGAAGCAGCTATCACGATTAATGCAGCAACAAGAAACATCGATCTATATTCTGGATTTACCAACAGCACAGTGGTCGCCGGCGGCGATCTAATAGTCAATGGTAATCTCACAGTCGAAGGAACGACTACAACTATTAATACCACAACAGTGGCGATAGAAGACAAAAATATTGTTATAGCTAATGTGGTTAGTCCTACAAACATCACGGCCGATGGTGCAGGTATCACAATCAAAGCGTCTACAGATAAAACTATAACTTACAACAACAGTAGTAATTGGCTTGATATATCCGAGACACTGAATTTAGCCGCAGGACGAGCAGTATATATTGGCGGAACTAAGGTAATAGATGGCAACAGTCTGGGTTCGGCTATTACAAGTATTCCAGGAGTTAGTTCCTTTGGTACACAGACTGTAGTTAACATAGGTCCGGGTGCTCCTGCAGTCACTCAGATGAGACTGGAAAATCACAGAATCAGCACGGTGAGTACGAATTTTGATATTGAGTTAGAACCAGACGGCTCAGGAAATGTTGCATTGATCGGGTCTCCAAGAATCACCGGCATGCAAGATCCTGTGGCAGCTCAAGATGCTGCCACCAAAGAGTATACAGATAACAGGGTGGAATCAAGACCTGTGATTTTTACTATTGATTTATCCGATGGCAAATCTAATACATATATTATTACAAACATATTGAATAATCTTGCTCCTGTGAGCGAGTATAGAGCATTCACATATGCTAGAATTTTATGTAATTTGATAAGCAATAACGCTCAATCTTTAAGTATAAATTCATTGCCACCGTCAATTTCCACAGCAGCATTTTTAACCAATCTTGGTGGAGCCAGCAGCCAAGCAATCACAAACATTAGTTTCCCCACAGCAACTATAGCTGCGGCAAGTGTCTCGGTAACAAGAATTATCAAAGTATTTCGAATAATCGGAGGAGTGTGGACATGGCAGTCGGATCTACCACTACCTCCATAATGAATCAGGAGCGGCATAAATGGCCTATGTAATAAACAAGTTCAACAAGGAACAATTAGTGGTGTTGCAAGATGGCACCATTGATACTACTACTAGTCTAGGATTGGTTGGTAGAAACTATGTAGGCTATGGCGAAATACAGAATGAAAATTTTGTGTTCCTCTTAGAAAATTTTGCTAATACAGCTCCTCCATCAAGACCGTTGACTGGACAGATATGGTTTAATACCACAAACGACATAGCTCATGCCTATGATGGCACACAATGGAATCCTATAGGATCTGCTATTGTGAGTGCAACAGTCCCATCCAGTGCTAGCCCGGGATCGTTATGGTTCAAGACTCCTATCAATCAATTGTTTACATATACCGGTACATCATGGAGATTGATAGGTCCAGAGGCCGTAGAAGGATTTGGATCTACCAAAGCAAGATCAGGAACACTGGACGACAATACCGGTAATCCTCGTCCAGTGATATTCTTAGAAACCAATGGCGTGATATTTGCTATCTGCACTGCGGCAGCTTTTACTATCAACACAAACAATCAAGTTGAGGGGTTCGGCAACAGTCTATTGGTGGGAATCAATCTTTCTAGCACAGCCAAGATCAATGGCAGTGTAACCGGCAATGCTGCCACAGCTGATCAGTTATCAACACCTAGACTAATCAATGGAGTACCATTTACAGCTGCGTCAAATATCACAATCACAGCAAATACTACCAATACATTGAAAAAAGGTGATTATATTGTAGGATCAGATTTCAATGGTGCGGTGGAAAGAACATGGAACGTAGACGCATCGTCTGCCAATCTTATAGGCAAGATAGTTGCCAGAAATTCACAGGGCGGGTTTTCAGCAGGTATCATTACAGCAGATTTCGTTGGCAACCTTACCGGAAATGTCACAGCAACCAGCGGAACCAGCACATTTAACATAGTTCAGGCCACCCAATTTATTGGTGAACAGTTGTCCGGAAATGCAAACACTGCTACTAGATTAGCTACTGCTAGAACTATTAATGGTGTGAATTTTGATGGTTCTAACAATATCACAGTCACAGCTGATGCTGCAACCTTGACGGGAAGCAGTCTTAATAATTCTGTGACACTGAGTGGACTCACACAGCTAGGAACACTGAGTTCGTTGAATGTCAGTGACACTGGAATATTGTTAGGCAGTGGAAATCAACTGAGGTTGTTTGTTCATTCGAGTGGTCCTACGATAAGATCTACTAGCGGAAAATTAAAATTTGATATGTTAGGAATAGGACCCGAGTTATCGTTTATAGATGCTCCGGAATCATTGTCTTTAGGCGGTCCTAACGAGCCTGCAATTATTTCTGATAATACATCAAATTTAGGTATTCCAGGTCATAAATTTAAGAATGTGTATGCAACATATTTCAAGGGCACTAATGTTGAAGTTAATAGCATAACGTCGGCAGACCCTGGTAATGATATAACAGCTAACGGCAATTTAATTGTAACTGGAAATTTAACAGTTCAAGGAAATGTAACAGCAGTCAATTCTACAGAACTTACAATCGAAGACAAATTAATAACATTGGCCAGCGGAGCAGCTACAGCAGCTGAAGCTAACGGTGCTGGTATATTTATTAATGGGTCTGGCGCTTCGGTTATGTATTCAAGCATTGGTAACAAGTGGGTTTTAAACAAAGTTTTAGATACAGGTAGTAATGATATTTTTACCACCGGGTTATTTAGAGGAACAGCAACAACTGCTCAGTATGCGGATCTAGCAGAAAATTATGTAGCTGACAGAGAATATGAACCTGGCACAGTTTTGGAAATTGGCGGAGAATATGAAGTTACTTTAGCTCACCCAGAAACTAATAAAATTGCTGGTGTTGTTTCTACTAATCCTGCGTATTTAATGAATTCCTTGTGTGCAGGCAACAATGTAGTTGCTGTAGCATTGCAAGGGCGAGTTCCGTGTAAAGTTACAGGAAAAATTAATAAAGGTGATATGTTAGTCAGCGCCGGTAACGGGTTTGCTAAAGCAACTAATCAACCGAAGTTCGGTAATATAATAGGTAAATCTTTAGAAAATTTTGACGGAACTGAAGGAATTATTGAAGTTTTAGTTGGAAGAAACTAATAGTATTTGAATAGATAAATATAAAACATAGCAGAGGTTCTTACTAACATGGCATATGAAGTCAACAAATTTAACGGTGTATTTTTAACGTCTGTAGCCGACGGCACCATCGACACCAATACCGACCTAAGGCTAGTAGGTAAAAATTACGCAGGTTACGGCGAAGTGCAGAATGAAAATTTTGTGCACCTATTGGAAAATTTTGCCAATACAACAGCACCACCAAAAGCCATAACCGGACAAATTTGGTTTGATACAGCAATTAAAAAACTAAAATTTTATGATGGCGCTAAGTTTAAAACAGCCGGTGGTGCTGAAGCCAGCGCATCAGCACCTAGTGGATTATCTATCGGTGATTTTTGGTGGGACACAGCGGCTAAACAGTTGTATACATACACCGGGAATGATTTCACACTCATTGGTCCTATAGCTAGTCCCGATCTAGGCACATCAATTATTAGTCCGGCAGTGGTATATGGAACATTGGCTACTGCAGAAGGTCCTCATACTATACTTAAAGTCATAGCAGACAACAAAACCATAGCTGTGATCAGCAAGACTGCTTTTACTCTCGACACTAGTAAAAACCCCATTGACGATTTCACAGTGATTAAGAAAGGTGTAACATTAGTAAAATCACAGACTGGTGTTTCTACGGATGATTTTACCTTTTGGGGCACCGCAAGCAATGCTACCAAGCTAGGCGGGTTCACCGCTGATCAATATATTAAAACAGGTGAAAGTGCATTTATTTCTGAAGTGAATTTTGGTGATCCTGGATTTCAATTGGGCGATGGCAACGATCTCAGAGTCAGGGTTGAAAACGGTACTGATGTAATTGTAGAAAATCGTTTAGGCAATGATATAACATTTAGGATCACAGTAGACGATGTTATCGATGAGAGAGATATTGCGATTATAAAACGCACAGGCGTAGAACCTGGTATCTCTAATGCATACACATTAGGATCAACTACAAAGCGGTGGAGCAATGTTTTTTCTACAGCATTCACCGGTGCATTAACCGGAGCAGTGACCGGAAACACCACAGGAGTTCATACAGGTAATGTGTTAGCCAATGACAGTACAGTTCTGATAAACGCTACGACGAAAGAAATAGGATTTGCCGGTGCTAATATTATTGGTACTCTTACTGGGTCAGTTACTGGGTCTGCGTCAACAGCGGTAAATGCCAGTAAACTAAACAATTTAGATCCGAGTGCTGTTATACCTGGATTAGCAATTTCGACAATAGCTGTGCGAAACTCCAACGGCGATATATTAGCCAATCAATTTGTAGGTATAGCAGACAACGCTGATAGAACGTTCATCGATAGAACCAACGCAAGAATTGATCCTACGTGGGCGGATGGCACAGCCAGCACTCAATATAGAACTGCAAGAATCACAGCCACAGCTTACAGTATAGCAGCTAGAGATGTCAGCGGTAACATCACCGCAAATATTTTTAATGGCACAGCCACAGCTGCTCGTTATGCAGATTTAGCTGAAAAATATCTTGCTGATAAAGAATACGAAGCAGGAACAGTGATGATAATAGGTGGAGAAAAAGAAGTTACAGCCGGTGATGTTAATACTCGTGCTATAGGAGTCGTTAGTGCAGATCCTGCTTTTATGATGAACAAAGATCTCGAAGGTGGGATATATGTTGCTCTCAAAGGAAGGGTTCCATGTAAGGCATACGGTTCAGTAACAAAAGGAGATAGACTGATAGCTGGCCCAAGCGGCACAGCTATGGCAGCCCACGGTAATTATGCCAATGTGTTTGCAGTTGCTCTAGAATCAACCGGAACACGAACTGGCAATATCATTGAAGTATTGGTGCTGTAATGACTAGCGGAACACAAATATTTGCTTCGCAGTATGTGGCCATACAGGACAAGGCCGAATCTTTGTTAGGCATAGGATCTGCTACTAGGGGATATGGGCAAGCAGTGCAATCTTCGGATGTCTTCATCGGCAACTCGATCACCAAAGCACAGTGGGATCTATTGAGATTTGATATCATCAATATAAGATTACATCAAGACGGTGTGATGCCCAATGTGGTGCAAGTTAATGTCGGCGATGCAATTGGATTTGGACCAAGTTCTCCAAATACCAATTACGATATATTGTTAGAACAGGCTATTACAAATAGATTCAATCTTGCCGACAATCAATCCGTAGTCTCAGCTAAAGCCACACAGACATTCAGTTCTCCGTGGACAACACAAGCCCAGACAGTATTGACCTGTAACTTTGCTGATGCTACCACAGCCAGATATTTTTTCAATAGTGGTGGAAAAATCAGAATTACATCGGCGTTGACAGCTGGTGTATCAACCGCGCAGGTTACAGCTTGGGTAAACTTTTTGAACAGTGTTGGAACACGAAGCTTTGGTGCCGGCACGGATCCTACAGTTAATTACTACACTCTGACAAATTCTTATCAGACATTCTATCAAGATTCTCTCAGCAGCCCTTATTCTGCAAATAATTATAGACTTGAAGCCAAGACCGATGTAGCAAATAACTCCACAGGAACAGCTACGCAAGTTCAGATACGTATTACACTGACAGACACGTATACTGATCCTGGACCAGAACCTAGTCCACCTCCAGGAGATTCTGTATCGGGCACGTTGACAGTAAATGTGGCAGAAGTCAAAGCTTCTGGACTGCTACAGCCATCAGGCAATTTTACAGTTACAGGACCGACATATTCACTTTCAAGCATTGTAGCATCATAATCTCTTAAATATTCTCATGCCAGCTGTTAACAGTACAATAGTCCAAGCAGACTACAATTCGATAAGAAACAAAATCGTTGCTGTGTTAGGCAACGGCAGTGGAAACTCTGGATATGGTCAACAGGTCAGAATAGTCTCTACAGAAGTTCTTGAAGGACAACGAGTCACCATTAACGAATGGGCAAATCTACGATTTGACATCATCAATGCCTACAAGCACATCAACGGATCTAATCCGACTACGGCTGTGGTCGCAGACGGTGATACTATTAGATATACCAGTTCATTTACTCCTGATACCGGAACTCTCGACGTACCGCAAAAGCAATATGATGATTGGGCCGATAATATCACAACTAATAGATTTACGATAGCCACTAGTGAATCAGCTACCACAGCAGCGACCACATCAAGCAGAACCGGAGCATGGATCAGCCAGTGTGAATGCGTCATACAGTTTTATTGGACCAATGCCAATGATGCTAGATACTGGTTCAATAGTGGCGGTAAAATTAGGATCAGTGCGAGTCGAACCGGTGGGGTGCTTGGCACCCAGCAAAACACTAGTTGGACTAGTCTTCTCAGTGCTGCAGGTACACAGAACTTTGGCGGTGCTGTGCCTAGTGCAGGAACTTCTCCTAACGATGGCACCAATTGGTATAAAACCACTAATACTTTTCAAACATTTTATACAGCCACAGCCAGTAGCCCTTACGGATCTAACAACTATCGATTACAAGCTAGATGTGTTGATGTACCTTCGAACAGCGGAGGCACATCGGCTAGCGGTGAAATACGAGTGTTGTTCACAGACGGATACACCGACTCGGGTGCAATAGGTCCTCCGTTTTTAAACCCACCCCCGGGTGATGACATAGATGGTACTCTCACAGTGAGTGTTTCGACATTATTTGCCACGGGTATCATGGCTCCTAGCAGCGCAGTATTCACCGTAACTCAACCCACAGTTTCTATTGGGGCTGTCACTGGCTCGTAATTTATTTCACACCACATAGTTCTCTATAAATAAACTACGCAGTTTATCAAGGAGAACTCATGAACGCACAGTTAAAAGCTGTATTGGATTTTGCCAATTATCAGCAGACTTTTTCAATCCACAAAAAAATTCTCAAAGAACGCACAGCTGCCAAACTGATGTACGGTTTCTCCGGCGGGCTGTTTGCCATTGATAGAAATCTGTTGACATTTGTTGAAATGCTGTGTAGCAAAGGCAGAGTTTCTGGAACGGTGCTGTTAGACGTCAATGAAAATCCCATATTGATAGAAAATCTAGAAGCTTTTCGTGATGAAATCTTCAGCAGATATTTCGAAGTCACTAATGAATACTTTCAAGAATTTGATAAAATCAAGAAATCTAGATCTGTAGAAAAACTTATCACACAATGACCAATGGCATTTTAATTTTCGCACACAATAATCGTGAAGTAGATTATGGATTATTAGCAGTGATCAGCGGCGGTCTTGCAAAAAAACATCTTAATGTTCCAGTTTCATTGGTCACAGATCTCAGCACCAAGGAATGGTTGATTGAATCACATACATGGCAGCAGGTTGAAACAGTATTCGAGCATGTGATAATTGTAGATAAACCTGTCACAGATAATCAACGTGGATTACACGACGGTGTAATCAATAAAAAAATACCATTTTGTAATACCAATAGACACTCTGTATGGGACCTCACACCCTACGATAGAACGCTACTGATAGACAGCGATTTTTTGATATTCAGTGATAATCTAAACAAATATTGGAATGTGGAAGCTGACGTAATGATAGGTGATTCGATCAACGATATCTACAGTGAAGAAAGATTAGGCTACCTTGATAGATATGTCTGTGAAACCAGCTGTAAAATGTATTGGGCAACCACAGTGATGTTCACGAAAAATCCACAATCTAAACTGTTTTTTGATACTGTGAATTTAGTCAAAGAAAATTACAAGCACTATGCTGATGTCTTCCGATTCGATCACAGACAATATCGAAATGACATAGCGTTTAGTGTTGCCAAACACATGCTAGATGGATTTGAGAACATGCACACACCAACACTCCCACCCGTGTTATCAGTCATGGACAAAGACATACTCACTGCTGTCGACAAAGACAAATTAACATTCTTGATTGATCATCGATTAGATGCCACATATTGTGCAGCATCTGTGACTGGAGTTGATATACATGTGATGAATAAACAAAGTATATTGAGACATCGACAACAGTTAATGGAGTTGATATGAACTTTGGATATCTGTTGTTTGTAGCACACTATGATGACATTGATTATCTCAAGTGCGCCTATGCTCTAGCTTTGAGTATAAAAACCACTCAAAAACCAGGGTATGACAGGGTGGCACTGGTAATTGACAACAAAGAATCACTTGCAAAATTATCAAGTCCGTGGGTGTTTGACACAGTGATCGAATGGGACCAAGAGAAATATTGGGATGGCAGATCATGGATGGACCAACTGTCTCCGTTTGATCACACAGTATGCCTTGATGCTGATATGTTATTCCTACGAGATTACAGTCATTGGATTGATTATTTTATTGCCAACAGCGAATTGTATGTGGCCAATCAGGTCTATACCTATAGAGGCGAAACAATCACAGATCGCACATATAGAAAAACCTTTGACAGAAATTGTCTGCCGGATTTATACTCCATGTGGACTTTTTTCTCTAAAGGATCTGTGCTATGCCAAGAATTTTTTGAATTAGGTCGACAGATTATAAAAAATCCCCGCGAATTCGCCAATCAGTTTTTAAGTGAACACAGGCCTAAGGTAATTGGCACAGATGAAGCATTCGCATTGGCTGCTAACATACTAGACATCACTGACGACATTGCCTACGATTTACCATTTCCTCGAGTAGTGCATATGAAACCAATGCTGCAAAAATGGCCATGGCCGGCTGATACTTGGAGCGATCATGTGGGATTTTATCTTAATGCAGACGCTAGACTAAAGATAGGAAATTTTCAACAGAATGATATTGTGCATTACGTAGAGAAAAATTTAATCACAAATGAGTGTATACATATCTTGGAGACTAAAGCATGGAAACTATAGAAGATTTTGATAAATGGCTGAGAGAATACAAGCCACCAATTACACAGTATGTAGCGGTGTTTGATCCAAATACGGGTCAAGTTATCAGCGTGGGGCCAGATCATGCTTTTGCAGATCAAAAACATATAGTGCAGATATCACAAGAAATTGCTGAATCCATAATCACAGCTGAAATACAGATACACAACTGTCAAATAAATGTAGAGTCAGGACAGTTAGACATAGCTGAAAAAAAGACACTAAACAAATTAGATGATGTGTTGCATAGAATTCCTGATATCAAATATTCAGATCAAATTGAATCGGATATACATATAACATATAATTCAAAAAACAAATATTTGAAAATTCAACTGTCTACAGAATACGGCGGAACCAAAAAATACAAAGGCAACGACGGAACAAGAAAATTTATTTGGGATGGTAGCACCGATCTGGATTTTTTAATCACAGATTACAACGATCCCAACTTGATTTTTCAGATGTTTTCTGTTAAACTAAATGAACTAATAGGGCATAATGTAACAATTAAAAATATTGACTATGATAAGTTTAGTGTGTATACAAGACGCCTATTTAAAAATTATGTGATTGAATATAAATGAAAGTAATTGAATTTGATGTAGTTTTTTTAAGTTACGACGAACCTAACGCAGATCTGCATTATGCTGACTTGTGTAATAAAGTACCTTGGGCTAAACGTATTCACGGAGTCAAAGGATCAGACCACGCCCATAAAGCCGCAGCAGAAGCCAGTGAAACAGATTGGTTTATCACTGTTGATGCTGATAATATTGTAGATCCTAGATTTTTTAATATCGACCTTGACATGAGTGATCCCAAGATACAGGTCTATGGTTGGTGCGGCCGCAATGCAATTAATGGTCTTCGATATGGCAACGGTGGATTGAAAATCTGGCGTAAAGATTTTGTTCTTAACATGAAAACGCATGAAAACTCCAACAGTGATCGCGGCCAAGTAGACTTTTGTTGGGAAGATGGGTATAGAAATTTTCCATTGACGTTCAGTGAAAGCGTTATCACAGGATCACCATTCCAAGCATGGAGAGCAGGATTCCGTGAAGGTGTTAAGATGACTTTGCTAGACGGGGTCAAAGTTCCTCCTATGGAAATTAAAGAACGCATATGGTGGCACAATATCCATAGACTGCGCATGTGGTCAACTGTGGGTGCTCACGAAGAAAACGGAATTTATGCAGTATATGGTGCTAGATTAGGAACATGGATGGCTAATTGCACACAGTGGAATTATGTCGATGTTCGAGATTTTGAAATACTCAGAGATATATGGAATCAATACGGTAAACCGTATGAAGATGTAAACGGTGATGGTCTAGTAGATGAGATTAAAAATTTAGGCGAAAAAATAAAAATGAGTTTGGGATTAGATTGGCCGTTTCTTGATGCGCAGCAAAGTAAATTTACTTTAGATTTGTATAATGAAACCATGAATCTCAACGACACTTATTTTAAGATGCCGGTGCCAGCCAATGTATGATATTTTTTATGTTTCAAAAGGCGAAGGAAATACTAAAGATTGGAATGCAATAAAGTCTAGGTATCCCCTTGCTCAAAAATTAACAAACATAAAGTCTTACGAAGAAATTCGATCTAAATCTTTTACAAAAATGTTCTGGGTAATCTGGGACGATATAAATCTTACAGAATTTAATTTATTAGATTATAAAGCCACTAAGTGGGATGACATGTATGTTCACGTTTTTAAAAACGGAGAACACTATGATGGTATTTGTTTGTTTCCTAAATCGTTGACGATTTCTCAGCGTGAATTTCATCATAGATTTTTTACAGCTAAAAAAGAAATTGATATTGTTGCTAGTATTCCAAAACAATATAAAACATACAGTCCTAATACATTCAACGAATACCAACACATAACCGACGACATGTTTTGGCTAGTATGGCCAGAAGTTACTGTAACTGACAAATCAATTTTTGACATATATTTTAGTCATCATAATAGTTATGACCGCAGAGAAAATCATGTATTTAAAAATCTCTGCAATAGTGTTGAATCTTATCTCAGCGGAGTAATCCTTTGCAGCAAATATAAACCTTTATCAAATCGAGAGTTTGATAAACAGTATGCTGTAGATAAAAAAGAGCACAACAAAGTTGTCAGCAAATATCAATACCCAGTTTATAAAATTAATTCTTATGCTGATTATTTAGAGATTATTGACAATGAAAAACAACAAATGTTTTGGTGTCAGTGGCCTAGTATAGAAATTATTGACGATACAATATTTGATTTTTATCTTGATCCTAACAATGGTGCATTAGATTATGATAGGCAAGAAAATCATGTATTTAAAAATTTATGCAATGATAAAGAATCATATCTAAGCGGAGTTGTTTTATTTTCTAAATCTAAAATTATTTCTAAGAAAGAATTTGATAGAAAATATTTAATTGACAAAAAAGAACATACCCGCATAGTTAGTAGGTATAGATATAATCGATACAATATTTCCAGTTACGAAGAATATAAACAAATTATAGAAACAGAAACTCAACCTTTATTCTGGGGTATATGGCCCGAAATAAACATTATAGATGAAACAATTTTTGATTTATATTTTGATCCCAACGATGGAAAGTATGATCATGATAGAAAAGAAAATCACGTGTTTAAAAATCTATGCAATGACAAAGAAACATATTTGTGCGGGCTAGTTTTATTCTCAAAAGAAAAAGTTATTTCGCAAAAAGAATTTAACCGTAGATATTTAATAGACAAAAAAGAACATACAACTGTTGTTAGTCGGTATAGATATAATAGATATGTTCTTTCGTCATACGACAACTACACAGACATTTTAAAAAATGAAACACAGCCGATGTTTTGGGGGATATGGCCTGAGATAGATATTGTAGATGAATCTGTATTTGATCTATATTTTGATCCTAATGATGGAAAATATGATCATGATAGAAAAGAAAATCATACATTTAAGCATCTGTTTAACGGTAAAGAAATTCATACCAACGGACTAGTATTATTGTCTAAAGATAAAATTATAGGACAACGAGAATTTAAACATAGATTTTTAATTGAGAAAAAAGAACATGATCGACTAGTATCTAAACATCGTTTATATGATGTTGTTTTTATTTCTTATAACGAGCCCAACGCTGACGAGAACTATAAAAAATTAATAGATATGTGTCCTAGGGCCAAACGAGTGCGTGGCGTGAAAGGAATTCACAATGCACATATTAAAGCAGCAAGTATATGTGATACTGATATGATATGGATAGTCGATGGCGATGCAATAATTGAAGACAGTTTTAGTTTTGATACAGTGATGTCAAGCTATGATATAGATTGTGTTCATGTGTGGCAAAGTAAAAATCCTATTAACAATTTAGAATACGGTAACGGTGGTGTTAAATTATTACCAAGACACCTAACATTGAATATGAATGTTAATACTTCGGATATGACAACAAGTATATCTGACAAGTTTAAAGCCATGAATACTGTGTCTAATATTAACTCTTTCAATACTGATGAGTTTGCAACATGGAGATCGGCCTTTAGAGAATGTTGTAAACTAGCTAGTCGTATTATTGAAAGGCAGTACGAAGAAGAAACTAAACTACGATTGGACATATGGTGTTCAGCTGGTGTTGAACAACCGTTTGGGGCATATGCAATTGCCGGGGCACAGGCGGGTAGACATTACGGCGAAACTAATAAAAATAATCCAGACGCTCTTAATAAAATCAATGACTTTGAATGGTTACAGGAACAGTTTAGTGGAATATAATCGTAATATAAAAGGCAATGAACTTAAAGAGATTAATGGTAGATATGAATCTCGTTATCTTGCCGACGCTGAATATGTGTATAAAGAACTAAACAAGGTTAGTCCTAGTTTCTGTCTTGCCAAATGGTATAACGTTAGTATACATATTCCCACAGGAAAGACTCATAGTTGTTATCATCCTAGAGCACATCAAATTCCATTAGATGAAATAGTGATCGATGTAAGTGCGTTGCATAATACCAAGTATAAAAAAGAACAACGTAAATTAATGCTAGAAGGGACTCGTCCTAAAGAATGTGAATTTTGTTGGCAAATCGAAGACAGTGGCAATCAACTCAGCGATCGCGCATATCGCAGTAAGGACGTTTACGAAGACGGACTAATTGAGGAAGCCAAGGCATTGGGATTTGAAGGTGATGCAATACCTCGATATGTTGAAGTAAACTTCAATCAGGCCTGCAATTTTAAATGCAGCTATTGTAGTCCGCACCTAAGCACAGCATGGCAACAGGATATAGAACAAAGCGGTGCTATCACTTTATCTGATCGCTGGCACAATGACATTACATGGGTAAAAAAACTCAATATCGACAACGGTCCTGACAATCCTTATCTAAAAGCCTTTTGGAAATGGATGCCTGTAGTTTATCCAAAGCTACAAACGTTCCGTATGACTGGTGGCGAACCGTTGATGGATAAAAATACTTTTAAAATGTTTGATTATGTATACGAGCACCCACATCCTGCCTTAAACCTGTCTATAACGTCAAATTGCTGCCCGCCTGGAAATCAGTGGAATAAGTTCATGATATCATTGAAGAAAATCACTGAAAAAAATGCAATTGACCACTTTATGTTGTTTTGCAGTTTAGACTCGTGGGGCAAACAGGCTGAATATATACGTAACGGCATGAACTTTGACATGCTATACACCAATGTAACTGATTATCTCCAAAACAGCGATAAACATAGTTTGACATTTATTATCACTTTTAATGCGTTGTCGTACACACGATTTTACGAATACATGGAAAATATATTAAAATTACGCAAACAATTTAACAGTGGTCGTCAGTTGGTTTGGTTTGATGTGCCTCAGTTAATTGATCCCGATTTTTTGAATCCTAAATTATTACCTGATTTAGTTTCTGAGTTAGAACGCACAATTGAGTTTATGAAATATAATCCAGAAACCAAATGGAACGAGTTTAAAGGATTTAGCGACTTTGAAATTAGCAAAGTACAGAGATTGATCGATTGGATTAAATCAGACACTGGATTTAACAGTGAATTAGCTAAAGAGAATTTTTATTTATTTTTTAGCCAGCAAGACAAGCGTCAAGACACAAATTTTTTAAATACATTTCCAGAGTTAGAAACTTTCTGGAAAGAATGCGAGGCAAAATGCAAGAAAACAGAGTAACGTTTATTAAAAACGTAAGAGATAGATTAAACAAAGTTGGTTCGGGATTCTGTGCAATGAAGTGGTTGCACCAAACTCTGTATCTACACACCGGTGATAATCATAGTTGCTATCATCCACGCCCGCATCATATTGGCTTAGATGAAATTGCAGCAGATCCTAGTGCGTTACACAATACAAGATGGAAAAAAGAACAGCGTAAAACTATGTTAGAAGGAGGTCGCCCTAACGAATGCCAATATTGTTGGAATATTGAAGATCTACCAGGCGAGCATATCAGTGACAGAATGATACATAGTTCAAGTGATTTTAGCGAACCGCTGATTGAAAAACTAGCAGAGCTTCCCTGGGATGCACCAGTTAATCCTCGTTACCTAGAAGTTAGTTTTGGTAATGGCTGTAATTATCGTTGCGGTTATTGCTGCCCACAAGCAAGCACCATGTGGACAGAAGAAATCAAGAAGCATGGCAATTACGATCTAACCTATAATCAGTAT